CTTCTGGCTGAGGCTCAGGCCCAACAGGAAATCATGTCGCAGATTCCGCCGGAGCAGATGCAGATGATGCAGCAGCAAGCGCAGATGGCACCGCCGCAGATGGGGCCACAGGGCCCGATGCCTGTTGATCCTATGGCCCAGCTGAAGCCGCAGATTGACATGCGTGCAGCCCAGCTTATCGCTGAGCTTACAGAGCAGTATGCACAGTCTGTTGCGCCCAAGGATCAGGGTGATCCGCTGGTGGAGATTCGCAACAAGGAACTTGACCTGAAGGCGATGGACATCCAGCGCAAAGCTCAGGAGTTTGAGGCCCGTCAAGGCTTTGACCGTGAGAAGGAAATGAACGACATGGAGGTCGCACAGCAGCGCATTGACGCGCAGAATCAAGCTATTGCTGAGCGGTCCCGTGTTGCCGAGGAGCGCATTCGCACGCAACGTGACATTGCGGCTCTGAACTACTCTGGAAGGAGGTAGGCGATGTCTTCGTCTGTACGTGAGAAGATCATTGAGCAAATCCGCGCGGCAAAGCGCAATGCAGGAGGTGCTGAAAATGCCGTTGAAGCGCGGGAAGAGCAACGAGGCAGTGAGCCACAACATCAAGCTGTTGATGTCGGAGGGGTATCCGCGAAATCAAGCAGCGGCGATAGCCCTAAGCCAAAGCGAAAAGCCCCGGCGAAAAAGCCAGCAGCCAAAAAAGCCGCAAAGAAAAGCTAGTGGCGGCGTCGTAAAGGGATTCAGCCCCATTGCGCGCCCCCAAAGATTTCAGGGAGTTTTCTGAATCTTTGGTAATCTGGCTTGTGTTTACCGCATAGTTTCATACTATATGCGGTATGGACGCAATATACCTAGCAGATCACTTGTTGAAGAGCATACGGGAGCGTGAATCCCGTATGAAGGACAAGCTTGTGGATGGTTCGATCTCCTCTTGGGAGGAGTATCGGTACGTCGTAGGCGAAATACGCGGCATGGCCTACGTAGAAGACGAAATAAGGTCCGCGATGAAAGGTCTTGAGTATGACGACGACTGATAGTCCGTTGTCTTCCCCGCTAAATTTGGCGTTTGGGAAGAGCGAAACCAGCAAAAACGAGGATGATCCATCCAAGATTGAGCCGTCTGCCATTGAGCGACTGCCTCAGCCCACTGGATACCGGATGCTGATTATCCCCTATTACCCCAGTGAGAAGACCAAGGGCGGTCTGTACGTGCCTGATCAGGTGCGTGACCGTGAGGCTTTTGCGACTGTCGCTGCATATGTCGTGAAGCTTGGCCCTGACGCTTACGGAGATGCGGGAAAATTCCCAACAGGTCCTTGGTGTCAGGAAAAGGATTGGATTCTTATAGGAAGATATGCTGGGAATCGGTTCAAAGTGGAAGGTCTTGAGGTAAGAATCATAAATGACGACAACGTCATAGCCAAGATTCTTGACCCTAAGGACATTTCCTATGTATAAATCAACTCAAGTGAAGGGGCTTTCAGATGGCTGAGGCAGCTATGAAAGATGATGATGATGTCATTGAATCGACTGCGGTCGAAGTTGATGATGATTCTGAAGAAGAAACCCGAACAAATGTTCGGGATGATGACTCTGACGACGATTCTGGCTCTTCCAAGTCAGGCGATGACGAACTTGCCAGCTATAGCGAGTCTGTTCAGCGCCGCATCAACCAGCTGACGGCAAAGCGCAAGCAGGCTTCGGAAGAAGCGGCTGCGGCATATCAATATGCCGAACAAGTTCGTCAAGAAAACGAACAAATGCGCGCCCGACTTCAGCAGGTCAGTACCGGATACAACCGCGAAGCTGAAGGTCGCCTTGCTGCGCAAGAGCAACAGGCCATTCGCGCCTATGCTGAGGCCAATGAGGCTGGCGATTATGAGCGTGCAGCCAAGGCGCAGCAGGCTTTGGCCAAAATTGCTGTCGCAAAGGACCGTGTTCGCGCTCAAAAAGGCGAACTTGAGCGTCAGGCGCAGCAATATCAGGCCCAGCTTGAGGCCCAGCGCCAGCAACAGCAGTATTACCAGCAGCAGGCCCCGCAACAGCAGGCTCCACAGCGCCAGCGTGACGAAAAGCTTGAGGGATGGCTGGAAAAGAACTCTTGGTTTGGCAAGGATCGCCTTATGACCCGTGCCGCCCAAGCAATCCATGAGCAACTTGTGCTGGAAGAGGACTTCGACCCTCGTTCTGACGACTATTATCGCGAGATTGACGCCCGCATGCGTCGTGAAATGCCGCACAAGTTCAAAAATACTCGGTCCAACGCCCAGACCGTGGCCTCAGCGTCCGTTGGACGCACTCAAAAAACCGGGCGGAAGAAGTCGGTGGAATTAACACCGGGACAGGTGGCATTCGCTAAGAAAATGCGGATTCCGCTGGAAAAATACGCGCAAGAAGTCGCGAAAATTCAAAATCGGAGAGAATAAATGGCAGATCGTGCACCACGCGAGTCTAGTACTCGGCAAAGCGCTCAGCGTCAGCAAGAGTGGCGTCCCGGTTCTGCTTTGGACGCTCCGGAGCCCCCTTTGGGGTACAAGCATCGCTGGATTCGTGAATCCGTGATGGAATTTGACGACAAGACCAACGTTCACAAGAAGCGGCAAGAAGGATGGGAACTCGTTCGCGCTGAAGAGTATCCCGATTATGCAGGGCCTGTAGTGGATGAGGGACGCAACGCCGGTATCATCGGTGTTGGGGGACTTGTTCTCGCCCGAATCCCTGTAGAGTTCGCAAATCAGCGGAACCGTCACTATCGTGGCGTTACTCAAAACCAAATGGATGCAGTTGACCGCGACTGGATGCGTGAAAGCAACGCACTCATGCCGAAACTTGCTCCACAACGCAAATCCTCCGTGTCCTTTGGATCACGGAGATCGAACCCTTCTGAAGGAGAATAAAGATGGCGAATCAAGACGCCCCCTTTGGCCTTCGTCCGGTCCGTACCAGCATCAGCTCTCAGCAGCAGAACCGTTACCGCATTGCCGCGAACTATGGCACCACCATCTACCAAGGCGACCTCGTTGCCATGGTGACTGGCGGTGGCATTGAGCGTGTCGCAGCAGGCGGCTCCGGTCTGATTCTGGGTGTCTTCAATGGATGCCAGTACACCGACCCGACGACCGGCAAGCCGACGTGGTCCAACTACTACCCGGCAAGCACCAACGCATCGGACATCATTGCGACTGTCATTGATGACCCGAATGCAACCTTCCTTGTGCAGGCGAATGCAGCGTTCCCCGTTGCTGACCTCGCAGGGAACTTTGACATCGTGGACAACAGCCCCGTGGGTGACACGACCTCTGGTCAGTCGCGCATGGAACTTGCTGTTTCGACTGGCGCGACAACGGCAACTCTGCCGCTGAAGGCCATTGATATTTCTCAGGATCCTGAGAACAGCGATGTTTCGTCGGCAAACACGAACGTGATTGTCAAAATCAACAACCATCTGTTCAGTGGCGGCACTGCAGGTCTGGCATAAGGAGGCTGAGTTATGGCAATTTCTCGTTCACAACTCGTCAAAGAGCTAGAGCCGGGTCTCAACGCTCTGTTCGGTATGGAGTATGATCGTTACGAGAACGAGCATGCTGAAATCTTCGAAACCGAGTCTTCGGACCGTGCATTCGAAGAAGAAGTGATGCTGGTCGGTTTCGGTAATGCTCCGACAAAATCGGAAGGTTCGGGCGTCGAATTCGACAGCGCCAACGAAGCCTACACCTCGCGCTACACGCACGAGACTGTTGCGCTTGCGTTTGCTCTGACGGAAGAGGCAATCGAAGACAACCTGTATGACCGCCTTGGTCAGCGTTATACCCGTGCTCTGGCACGTTCGATGGCGCACACCAAGCAGGTCAAGGCAGCTGCTGTTCTGAACAACGCGTTCGACAGCAACTACGCTGGCGGCGACGGCGTTGAGCTCTGCTCGACTGCTCACCCGCTTGCAGGTGGCGGCACGTTCCGCAACGAGCCTTCGACAGCAGCAGACCTCAACGAAACTTCGCTTGAGAACGCTCTGATCGACATCTCGACCTTCGTTGATGAACGCAACATGATTATCGCCCTGCGTGGCACCAAGCTGATCATTCCGCCGCAGCTGCAATTCGTTGCAGACCGTCTGCTGGAATCGACGCTTCGTGTCGGCACTGCCGATAATGATGTGAACGCAATCCGCAACATGGGTATGCTTCCGGAGGGTTACACTGTTAACCACTTCCTGACCGACCCGGATGCGTTCTTCATCAAGACCGATGCACCGAACGGCTTCAAGCACTTTGAGCGTTCGGCTCTGCGCACCAACATGGAAGCAGACTTCGACACGGGTAACATGCGCTTCAAGGCGCGTGAGCGTTACTCGTTCGGTTTCTCCGACCCGCGTTGCGTGTTTGGCTCGCCCGGTGCGTAAATCCATGGTAGGGTAGGTTACTTCCTCCCTGTTTGGACCTTGGGGCGGGCTTAGGCTCGCCCCTTTCTTTTATGGCTGTGCTGGTGTACCTTTGCACTGTCCCTGACAGCCGCATGGTGCGGCTGACACTTGCCACGACAGGAGAACAGCATGGCAAACACCACTTTCAATGGCCCCGTTCGCTCTGAGAACGGCTTCAAAGACATCACCAAGAACGCGACCACAGGCACTGAGACCGAAAACATTTCGGTTAGCCATGATGGGACCAACAGCGTTGTGATCTTCAAGGACCTTCCGACTTCGGATCCATCTGTTGCTGGCCAGCTGTGGAGCAACTCGGGTGTCCTGACTGTCTCTGCGGGGTAATCCGTCATGGCGGGCCCGGTAAAGGCATATAATTGGGCACAGGGAACAACAGCAGCTGTTGTTGGCCCTGCTCGTTCTCGCATCCGTCAGATCGTCATCTACGCTGCAGCCGCAGGTGCGTTTACGATCAAGAACGGTGATGGCTCTGGTGAAACACTGATTACGCAGACCTTCCCGACAGGGATTCATCATCTGAACATTCCAGATGATGGGATTCTTGCCCCGGCAGGCGCGTATATCAGTGCATTTACAGGTGCCTCCAACGAACTGACAATCTTCTTGTCGTGAGGTTTTTAAATGGCCAACTACCGTTCCATCACACAGATCGGAACATCTGAGCCATTTGAGCTTCAGGTGGCCCGGGGGCAAATCCCGGGCCATTCCGCGCTTCATAAGTTTGGCGCTGCTCCTGAAATGTCCGTAAATACAACAGGGACAGTTTGGGATGTGGATGACACCTTATATCCATGGTCGGCATTTGGGGCTGGAAGCACGCTGCTTGTCGATAGAGCCAGTGCCTCTGATGCCGGGAAAACAATCACTGTTGTCGGCTTGGACGCTAACTATCGCGAAATCAGTGAAAACGTTACTCTGACAGCTGCTACGGGTAATGCCACAACTCAAACATTTGTTCGTGTTTTTAGGGCCTACATGTACAATGGTTCGGCTACTAATGTCGGCAATATAGACATCAAGGTCAGCACAACCGTTGTCGCAAGAATTACTGCTGGTAAGGGGCAGACGCTTATGGGCGTTTACACGGTTCCTGCTGGATATACGGCCTACCTGACTCAAGGCGTCATGAGTGTGAAGTCAGGGGCCGATGCGACTGGCGATTTCTTTGTCCGGTATGGTGGCCAAACTGCCTTCCGGATTGCGCACACCTTTGAAGTCGCATCCGCAGAATATTTCTATGCGTTTCATGTGCCTTTTGCGCTTCCGGAAAAGTCTGACATAGACATTAGGGCATCTGTGAGAAGCAACAATGCAAGGATCACAGCCGCGTTTGACGCCTACTTGATTAAAAACGAGGACTGGACGAATGGCTGACAAACCTATTCGCAGGACGACCAAGGGTAAGGGCGCGAACTATCGCAAGACCTCACAAGGCGCTGGCATGACCAAGAAGGGCGTTGCCGCGTATCGCAAGAAAAACCCCGGATCCAAGTTGCAGACTGCTGTGACGGAGAAAAAACCCACCGGCAAGAGGGCGGCGCGGCGCAAGTCCTACTGCGCACGATCAGCCGGTCAAATGAAGCAATTTCCGAAGGCTGCAAAGGACCCGAACAGTCGTTTGCGCCAAGCTCGCAAACGTTGGAGGTGCTAATGGCTACTGGACGCTCTCAATCTGCCAAGCAGGTGACAAAACCCGGGCTCTACGCTAACATTCATGCAAAGCGCAAGCGCATTGCAGCTGGATCTGGTGAGAAGATGCGCAAGCCCGGTGCCAAGGGCGCACCCACGGCAAAGGCATTCAAAAAGGCGGCTAAGACTGCCAAGAAGAGGACGTAAAGGAAATGGCAGTTTCTGGGTCCAAGGATTTTGAACTTGATGTAGCAGACTACATCGAAGAGGCCTTTGAGCGCTGCGGCTTGGAGGTTCGGAACGGGTATGACCTGAAGACTGCCAAGCGGTCCATGAACCTTCTGTTCGCAGACTGGGCCAACCGTGGCCTGAACCAGTGGACAATCGCCCAGCGCACGATCACTGTGACCGTGTCTGACGGGGATTATGACCTTGGTGCAGATGTCATCGACATTCTGTCCTTGGTGGTCCGCAGGAACGGCACAGATTACGCCCTTGATCGTGTCAGCAGGGACGAGTTCCTCAACATCCCGACAAAGTCCACAACTGGCAGGCCCACCCAGTACTTTGTGGACCGTCAGATCACTCCTGTGCTGAAAGTCTGGCCCGTTCCTGAAAACAGCACGGACCAAATCATCTATGACGCCCTGACGCGTCTGGATGATGCTGACACGTACACCAACACGGTCAGCGTGCCATTCCGCTTCTACCCTGCGCTTGCAGCTGGTCTGGCGTACTATCTGAGCCTCAAGAAGGCCCCTGATCGCATGCAGATGCTGAAGGCCGTGTACGACGAGGAAATCACCCGTGCGATGGATGAGGACCGTGAGCGTGCCTCGTTCCATATTGCTCCCAGTTTGAGGAGCTATCGCAATGTCTAGGTACGCGTCAGGCCAATGGGCCTATGGAATCTCGGACCGCTCCGGTTTTCGCTATCGCCTCAAGGACATGCGCAAGGAGTGGACCGGTCTTCTTGTCGGCAAGGACGAATGGGAGCCCAAGCACCCACAGCTTGAGCCCCTGAGGGTGTCTCCGGACGCTCAGGCCCTCAGGAATCCGCGTCCAGACCCTGATGCAGGCAGGGTTTCTGTCAGCGTTGGAGATAACATCTTTCCGCCGCCCAAGCACATCGCGAAAGCGCTTGTCGGTCAGGTGGGCACAGTCACGGTGGTAACGTCATGAGCTTCACCTACGCAGAGCTAAAGCAAGCGATTCAGGACTATGCTGAGAACACGGAATCAACTTTCGTGAACAATCTGCCGATTTTCATCCGCACTGCAGAGGAGCGGATTCTGAAGAGCGTACAGCTGAGTCTGTTCAGGAAGAACGCTACAGCAACGCTGTCAGCCAATGCGCAGTATCTCCCTTGTCCTGAGGACTTTCTGGCACCTTGGTCGCTGAGCTTGACTGGTGCGTCAGGCGACAAGGAGTTTCTCCTGTTCAAGTCTGCGAACTTTGTGCAGGAGGTGAACCCAGACCCCTCTGACACGGGCGTTCCGCGCTATTACGCCCAGTTTGACGTGGACAACTTCATTCTGGCCCCGTCTGCAGATGGATCGTACACCGCTGAGCTCCATTACCTCTATCGTCCAGCCAGCATCACAGCAGGCGCTGACAGTGGCACTACGTGGCTTAGCGTCAATGCGGAACTGAGCCTCTTGTATGGGGCGCTCGTGGAGGCTTACATCTTTATGAAAGGTGAGCAGGACCTGATGTCTTATTACGACAAGCGCTTTAATGAAAGCCTGATGGGCCTGAAGCAGCTTGGCGAGGCGAAGGAAACAACGGATGAATATCGTTCTGGTCAACTGATAAGGCCTAAGCAATGAGTCTTGGCATGATGGAGATAGGCCCCGTTGGCGTCAGAACGACTGACCGCCGTGGGTTTACGCCGGAAGAGCTGGCTGAACAGTGCGTTGAGAAGATCGTGCATGTGTCCGCCTCTGCTCCTGCGCCAATCCGAGAGCAGGCGGAAGCGTTTCGTGGCACGGTGCAGCACCTCATAACGCTGTACCTGAAACAAGCGATTAACAGTGACCGCACAACTGTGTATAATGCGCTCATGGATGCAGGCCAGCCAGAGTTGGCCGAACTTATCAGGAGACTCTAAATGGCGTTCACCGGCAACTTCATGTGCACCAGCTTCAAGCAGGAATTGCTTCAGGCCAAGCACGACTTCACGGCCACCACAGGCCACACGTTCAAGATTGCTCTGTACACCAACAGTGCGTCTTTCACTGCGGCGACCACTGACTACACCTCCACCAACGAGGTTAGCAATTCTGGATCGTATTCAGCTGGTGGCGGTGCTCTGACAAACATCAGCCCGACAGCGACCGGCACCACGGCGTTTACAGACTTTGCAGACATCACGTTTACGTCGGCAACCATCACGGCCCGTGGCGCGTTGATCTACAACACCACTACTGGCGGCGGTACAGGCACAACAGATACTGTTGCTGTGCTTGATTTTGGGTCCGATAAGACCTCTACGTCTGGTGACTTCCAGATTCTGTTCCCAACAGCGGATGCTTCGAACGCTATCATCCGCATCGCGTAAGAGGCTAAAACATGGTCACGCTTGTCAATCGTGCGAAAGTTGCCACGACCAGTACCGGTACGGGCACCATAACCTTGGGCACTCCGGAAGGGGGGTATCAGAGCTTCGCAGATGCTGGTGTGACCAACGGCCAGACGGTCAGATACACTATTGAAGACACTGGTGGCGCTTGGGAAATCGGCACCGGAACCTACACAGCGACAGGCACTACCCTGTCGCGCTCGTTGCTCGAAAGCAGCACGGGATCGTTGCTGAACCTTTCTGGCAATGCCATTGTGTTCATCACAGCGGCGGCTGAGGATCTTCAGCACGCTGCTGATATGAATCAGGGCGTTGCTACGACTGATAGTCCAGTCTTTGCGGCGACGACGATCAACGGCAATATCACTGTCACTGGGACAGTAGATGGCCGCGACGTTGCTACTGATGGCACCAAGCTTGACGGCATTGAGGCGAACGCTGACGTAACGGACACGGCCAACGTCACGGCAGCTGGCGCGCTTATGAAGACCGGCGGGACCATGACTGGAAATCTGGTCCTGAATGCTGATCCGACCGCCGCTCTTGGCGCTGCCACCAAGCAATACGTTGATACCATTGCCGCTGCGGGCCTGCATTATCACGATCCTGTGCGTGTGGAGAGTCCGGACTCGGCAGGCAGCCTTAATGCCACCTACAACAATGGCTCGTCTGGCGTTGGGGCAACCCTGACAAACGCCGGAACTCAGGCTGCGTTGGTCATTGATGGCGTGACGCTTAGCGTCAACGACCGTGTCCTGATTTACAATCAGACCAATGCCTATGAGAACGGCATCTACACGGTTACGAATACTGGTTCTGCCAGCACCAACTGGGTTATGACGCGCGCCACTGATGCTGACAGCTACGGTGCGTCTGACCCAAACGCTTTGGGTCAAGGTGACGCGTTTTTTGTGAAAGAAGGCGACACAGGGGCCGGTGAGCTGTATGTGATGAACACCGAAGGCACTATTACCTTCGGAACCACGGCTATTACGTTTACGGTTGTTGCCGAAACTGCGGTCTATCAAGCCGGTACTGGCTTGACGCTGACAGGCACTACTTTTTCGACCAATCAGGACATATCCACAACCGCAAGTCCAACCTTCGTGGACGTGACTGCGACTAACGACATTACCGTTGGTGGTACTGTTGATGGACGTGATGTAGCTGCTGACGGTACTAAGTTAGACGGCATTGAAGCGGGCGCTGACGTAACTGACGCTACCAATGTTGCCGCTGCGGGTGCTGCTATGACCAGCGGTGCCACGATGACGGGTGCGCTGAACTTTGGTGACAATGTAAGCGCTACCTTCGGTGCTGGGCCTGACCTACAGATTTATCATACCGGTTCGCACAGTTACGTCGATGAGACTGGGACAGGCAATCTTTATATAAACAGCAATGGTGCAGGAACAATTATCACAGGGGCTGGTGGCACCCAAGCGCAGTTCTTTACTGCTGGCGCAGTCAATTTATTCCACAATAATTCCCAAAAACTCGCCACCACCTCCACAGGCGTAGATGTCACTGGAAACATCACTGTCAGCGGAACTGTTGATGGACGTGACGTAGCTGCTGATGGAACCAAGCTGGATGGGATTGCCACTAACGCTGACAACTATAGCTCGTGGTCAGCGCGAGATGCTGATGGCACGACGTATACCGTAACCTCTGGCGATGTGCTTCAGTTTGCTGAAGGCACGGGCATCGACGTGAACTTTACGGCTGACGATGTTCTGACCATCACCAACACGGCACCTGACCAGACGGTAAGCATTGCTGGCGGCGGTGCGACCACTGTCAGTGGCACCTACCCCAACTTTACGGTCAGCAGCACGGACACGAACACCACATATACAGCAGGATCCGGCCTTGGTCTTGCTGGCACTGTGTTCAGCCATGCCGACACGTCCTCTCAGGCGAGCGTAAATAACAGCAACGGCGTGGTCATACAGGACGTAACCGTAGACACCTATGGTCACGTCACAGCCCTTGGCAGCGTTGATCTGGATGGTCGGTATTACCTTGCAACCAATCCAAGCGGCTACATTAGCGGCAACCAAACGATTACGCTTTCCGGCGACCTGACTGGTTCCGGTACTACGTCTATAAATGC